ACAATAATATCTCGTGTGTCTTTTGTAAACACCGGTTTAATGATAGTATTGCTTGTGATGCGTTTCCGGATGCAATACCTCCAGTATTTTATTCGGGAGAGAGACAACACACAAAGCCGTACCCAGGCGATAACGGGATACAATTCGAACCTAAGGAGTGACACTGTGATGAATGAGGCAAAAAAAACGCAACTAAGTAACCAGATAACGAAATGGCTTACGGTAGTGATTGAGGTTGGTATTATAGTTTTTGCGGTAGGGTTAGCCTATGCGACTGTTGGGCAGAATACTACTCATATAGAAAAACATGACAAGCGGATTACTGGTGTGGAAAAAGAAGTGTCTAGGGTTCAATCTGATATAAGCTCAATTAAAACCTCGCAGAAATATATTAGTGATGGTATCAAAGAAATTAAGGAACGATTGCCATGAGAATAGAAGAGGCTGACAAAACAAAACTATCGAAAGCATACGATAAAGAATTGCTTATTCTTAAATTGCGATTCACTCAGTTGTTCGATAAGAATTTCAAAGACAACGACAATACAATCGTAGGCAGTCTTAATCGTAATAGTTTTATGAAAAAATATAAACTGCTACTTGACGAGATGAACTCTCGGAAGCTGGAGCATAGCACAAGTGCGATCGACAAGGCTGCATTTAGTAAGGCTATGACCGCAAGTAAATATGGTATCGACGTGTCTGATTGTGATGATATTGTACTTGTTGAGAATTTTGCCTATGTTACATCAGCAATTAAAACCGAAAAGGATGGAAGACTTGCTACAATAATTAATGTGGCAAAATCGGAACTGATTGATATCATTAAAAAACGAGATGAGCCATCCGAGGCTTATATCCCATTATACGATTTGGTATTGAAGGCAAAATCGAACACTGAAATAATTGAGGTATCAAAGCCGTACCCAAACGAACACGCTGCCAGGTTGCAAGAGCCTGACAAGTTTGATATTAAAAGTTTCAGGCGTACTAATGGCGGTACGATATATGGCTCGAAAAAAATACCGTCAAGTATCGGTATTATTTGGGGTAAGTTAGAGGGAAAAACAAAACCGTCCGATCCTCCGATACCTCAATCGCTGAGGTTCCCAAAAGCAGATTGGACGGTTACGAAAGCTAAAAAATGGCTCACTGATAATGATATAAAACATATCACGTTTGAGCCTGCCAAAAAGATAACAAAAAAACTTCTACCGAAGACTGGCGAAAGCGAAGTTTCTAAAGAAGTTGAAAAGTTTATCTCTGTTTATCAATTCGATAAAGCAGACAAAGATGAGCAAATAGTTTGCGGAATAGTATATGAACCTGATGAGGTTGACGCTCAAGGTGACTTTGCTAATGAGGTCGAAATCAAAAAGGCTGCGTATAAATTCATGGAGAATGTGCAAAAATTCAAAGTGATGCACAAAGGTAACAAAGTGAAAGTGAAAGTCTTAGAGAGTTATATAGCTCCATCAGATTTTACAATCATGAGTAAATCTGTCAAGAAAGGATCGTGGTTAATTACGGTCCGAGTGCTTGATAAAGAAATTTGGAAAGCTGTCCAGGACGGAGAGCTTACAGGATTCTCAATGGCCGGTTATGCTAGAACCGAGTAGGAGATAACTAATGGCGAAATTAAAACCACGTGAACTCAAAGATATGGAGATTGGCGAAGTTAGCCTGGTCGATAAGGCAGCTAACAAAAAGAAATTTCTCTTTTATAAACAACAAGGAGAAGGCAGGGGCGTTGGTGGTGACGCTCAAGGTGATGGTGGAGTTAAATATTGTGTTTGTCCTGATTGTGGTTATAGCGAAGAACACAAACAGACAGGCGAAGGCAAATCGATACCATGCACTAAAATCAAATGCCCTGAATGTGGAACGCTTATGAAAGGTTCTAATACTAAAATGTTAAAGAAAAAAAAGAAATTAAACATTGTAATTGATAGCGACGGAACAGTCGGTGGAACAAAGATAATTTTGAATGGCGACGAAATAGAAAAGATGAAAGATTTTTCATTCTCTTTCTGGACTAGTTCTGATATGGATAGTCCTGTATCGTGTTTCTATTCAAAAGAAGTTGAAAACGACGACGGATTCAGTCGCTCAGAAACATTCCAACTCTCGAAAGGAGAGCATACTATGAACGAAGAAATTAAGAAACAAGTAGAAGTATATTTCGGCGAAAACCAAACAGTCGATTTTAAAAAGGCAGTTGAGGACGATGTTATTATTAAATCGTTGGAAACTGTTATTGAATATCTCGGAGATTTCCCCGACGACCTCAAGAAGGCAGTTGGCTCTATTGTCAAACAAGCATCTTTGTATTCGCCTGTCAAGGTCGAAAAGTCTGATAACGAAGACGGTGCGACTGATATTGAAAAGGCCGGAGCTAAGTTATCAAAAGACACACTAAAAAAGCTAACTGATGCTTTAAGTGCTTTGAAGTCGCTTTTGCCTGAGATTAAACAGAACGTCGAAAAGTCTGATAATGATAAGGCAATCGAAGAGCTTCAAAAAACTATTGAAAGCCTTGAAAAGAAAAGCGAACCTGATGATGATAACAAGGCAACTAAGTTACTTGAAGACTTAGCGAAACGGCTTGCGACGGTCGAGAAAAATTCCGGCGTTAAAAAGAGCCTGGACGGACAAGAGGCTAACAGTGGCAACGAAGCGAGTGGTGCTAAATGGCCAAGCTTACTTGAGTCCGCTGAATAATCTAAACAGGAAACACATAAGAAAAATATTTTAGGAGTAAAATAAAATGATAACTAATAACCAATTTCTAAAAAACAAAGCAGCGTTTACCAAAATGGTGAGCCTGCCGAATATCACGTTAGAAGCCGAAGAGGCTGACAGATTTATTGATTATCTAGTTGACGAATCTGTAATGAAAAACACCGCACGTTTCGTTAAAATGAGTAAGCCGACCAAAAACATTCGTGCTTTAGGTTTAGGTTCTGGAGCATTTTTGCATCCTGGAGCGACGTTTACTTCGTCTGACTATAAAAAGTCACTATCAACACAGCGGATACAATTGACGAGCAAAAAAGTAAGGGGCTGTATTGTAATATTCGACGATGACCTTGAGGATAATATCGAGGGCGATGCCTTTGCTGACCATGTAATGAAAATGGTTGCAAAACAAATGTCTAATGAGTTAGACATAGCATACTGGACCGGCGACACCGGTACTGGCAATGATTATGAAGACACTGATATTAGGAGTTTGTGGGACGGCTGGCGTTTTAGAATTGCTAATGGCGATACTGTTGGTGATGACTATTACAACTCAGTATCCGGCGGCTCGACGGTACTCGATGCTACAGATGACGCAACTTTCCCGATCGAAAGTGGTAGGATAGCTATGGTGTCAACTACAGCTCCGTATATCTGGGATTTTAAGTATAACACAATGCTACAAAATCTTGATTCAAAGTATAAAACCAGTGGATTGAAAAATCTTGCGTTTTACAACAACGATGCGGTTACGACAAATTACATTGACGCTCTCCAGCAAAGATCAACCGTCCAGGGTGATAATGCTATTATCGGAAACGCTCCACTTAGTTATGGTGGAGTAAAAATCATATCGTGTCCTAATATGCCGATTGTTATGGACGGTGGCGCGCAAGCTATTGAAGCTTCGTCTGGTGGAGCTTATACCGATTGCCTGCTTACTCCAAACGGTAACTTAGTTATCGGTATCCAGCGTGAGATTAAGATTGAGGCTCAGCGAGTAGCGGCTGATGAGGCAACTTATTGGTTCTATTCTGCTCGTGTCGATCCTACTATCGAAAATGTCAATGCTTGTGTATTGGCAAGAAAACTTATTGTAACTGGCTCGATGTCTAGTGCCAACGATTAAAATAATGGAAGGTTTGTTTTATGATTAAGTATAAAGTCACAAATTACGGCAACACAAGATCGATTTATACGAATGATGGTGTTTGGGAACTATCCAAAAATCAGACAATCGAATTTAATGATTCTGAAGTTGCTAATGCTAAAGAGGTAGCAGATGCTTTTGATCTGCTTGAGTTTGTGGACGTTACCATAACTGAAACTATCGAGCCTGATGATGTTGGTGATATTGACGAAGTCATAGAACAACCAAAGCCAGTTACTACAAAAACCGTACTCTCTAAAAATATAATTAAGAAAAAGAGAGTAACCAAAAAATAAAATAATTAAAAATTGAAAGGGTAATAAAATGGCTGTAAGAGATTTAAGTGCGTTAGACACTGATATGCATCAGGGTCTAGGTAGAATAATTCAAGAGGCTTTTGATGACGGCATCGATTGCGACGTAAAGGTTACTTATGGGAATAAGTTAAAATTAGCTGATTCAAGTGGCGATTATATTGATATTTATGTTGACAGTGGCGGTAATTTAGTTTTGCCTGCCACAACATCCGTAACCTATCTCGATGATGATGGGTTAAATTTTGGTACAAGCTCAGACGTATCAATGGTCTGGAACGGTACTAATTTTGTTGTAAATTCTTTAGCTGAAGACACAGGCGAATTTCAGTTCGGACCTACAACCGCTATCGATGTGTCTATTTACGCAAATACGAATACCAAGATATTCAAATTTGATGCGAATAGTGGTATCGTCGAGATAAATGACTGGGACATGCACCTACAAGATGACGACGAATTGCAGTTCGGCGATGCGACCGGCGGCGATGTTAGCATAGTTTGGGATGTTACCAATCTGCTTATCGAGGCTTATGCTGACAATACCGGCCAAATAAGAATCGGCTCGACTAATGCGATCGATTTCGCTGTATATGGTTCGACAAACACCAATATCGCTTTATTCGATGTCAGTACGCCGGAGATAATCCTGAACGGCTGGGATTTGGAGCTTCAGGACGATGACATTCTCACTTTTGGCGATAGTGATGACATGCAGATCAAATGGGACCAATCTCAACTTGCTGTTAATGCCGGTTCTGCCAACGGTGTGATTAACATCGGCAAAGGCACTATTACCGATGTAATCATGCAAGGTGTTTCTGCCGATGCTGACCTCCACTGGGACGGCTCAGAGGATACGCTCGGACTATTGGACGACGCCATACTTGGTTTTGGTGGTACGGCTGCTGCACCTGATATTACCGTTACGTGGGATACGTCTCGATTGCTAATTGATGGAGCGAATGAAAACACTGCCATCTGGATTGGTCATTCAAACAATCAGGACGTGATTATTTACGGCGATACTACAACTGATGCTATCACCTTTGATACAAGTGCAGAAACCGTAACATTTACTGATTTCAATATCACGATGTCAGGCACTACCAGTGCCGTGATCACTTGTGCGATTCAGAGCGATCTGGGCGGATTGACATTGCCTAATAGTGCTACCGGTCCGACATCAGAAGACCCTGGTGACTATTCACTGATGTATGAAACAGACACCTCTTGTCTCTGGGTTCACACCGGTAGCGGAACGTGGGTTTCTACGGCTGCGTTATCTTGATAAGAATTATTTTTTTATGGGTGGGGCTTTAATCGCCTCACCCATTACGGAAAACATGGAACAGCGAAAACTACATATTGGCGGCTTAAATAAAAAAGATGGCTGGGAGATATTCAATACAGAGTTAGGCCCAGGCGTGGATGAAGCCGGCAATGCTATTGATTTGAGTGTATATGCTGATGAGACTTTTTGTGAAGTATATACTTCTCATGTGCTTGAACACTTTAGTCGAAAATCTATCACTAAAGTGTTGACAGAATGGAGAAGGGTTTTAGAGCCTGGCGGCGTTTTATACGTAGCCGTCCCCGACCTTAAGGTTTTGTTTGACTTATATTTGAATGGCAACTTGTCAACACAAAACAAAATACGTGTATTACATATGGTGTATGGATCGCAGACTGATAGGTATGATTATCATAAATTTGGTTTCGAGTTTGAAATGCTCAGAGGATTGCTTGGAACCGCTGGGTTTTGTTCAGTTGCCAGAACGGAATCCTTTGGTTTGTTTAATGATTGTTCTGAAATACAATTTGAGGGTAAGCGGATAAGTCTTAATGTAATAGCGATAAAATAAGAAAGGAAAAATATGGAAAAAAAACCAGGGAAAATCGAACAGAAAATAGGGAAAGTGGAAAAGCTGTTAATAGATGTAGGTAATATCAGCAAAGATGTAGCTTTTATAATGTCGATGCCGAGGTTGGCTTTCACTGACAATATGTTTTGTTTAATAAATGCTGTACACGAGTTAGGGCTTTATGGTCAGCGGCATTGTGGTGTATTTTGGGAGCAAGGTGTCGAGAACCTACTAGAGGATGCAACGGAAAGCGGATTCAAGTACGCATTGGCTATTGATTACGATACTTACTTTACTAAATTTCACTTGATAGACTTGTATCGAACGATAGAAAAGCACACTGAAATAGATGTATTATTTCCCTTGCAATCAAAACGCGGACACAAGTATCCGATAGCAGGTATTTTCAATGACGATCGTGGAGATATAGTTAAAGTCGCAGCGAAAAGGGAATTTGTTGACGGTATATCTGAGGCCGATACCGGTCATTTTGGTTTGACATTGATAAGGCTGGAAAGTTTGAAGCGATTATCTAAGCCGTGGTTCATAAGTAAACCAAACAAGGATAATAACTGGAGATTGCATCATAAAGACGCAGATATTAACTTTTGGATTAAATGTAAACATGAAGGATTGAAAGTTGCGTTGGCTGAGGTATTTATAGGACACATGGAGTTGATGTGTTCATGGTGCGGAAGCGATTCCGCATATTATAAAACTCATTACGTTGCTATTAACGATGTATTAGATGGAAGTCTTCCAGGGTGGACGACTCCAAAATCACTTTCAGAAAACATAGAAATGGAGACAAAAAATGAAGTTGCAACTGGCAGAAATTAAAGGAACGGTACAGGTTTTGGATGAATTACTAAGTGAGAAATTGCCTATCAAAGAAGCGTACTCAATTGCCAAGTCATATATGGCTTTGGCTGCTGAGGTAACTATTTTTGAAAAGGCAAGGATGAGCCTAATTAAGAAATATAGTCTATTAGACGATAACGGCAATCCTAAAACCGAAGATGGTAAATATATGATTGAGGACGAAGAGGCTTATGGTAATGAATACAAAGAATTGCTTACGCATGAAGTCGAAGTTGACATTAAGAAAATAGATATTGATTCATTGCAAGAAGCTAAAATGTCGGCTTTAGATTTGCTAAAGATTCGCAAAATTGTTTCTGGTCTTGACGAAATTAAGGAATAACTAATGGCTGCTTCAGGTAATTACATAGTAGAGTCTGATATATCAAACTGGGACGATGCTGTAAGCTCGACCGAGACGTTTGCAACCACAGCCGTTAATATAACGACCGACAGGATAACAGTTGCAAATGATATTGATACAGCCTCGCTGATTAGAT